GCTGTCAACGCCGGCGTGGAAATCATTCGCGGCCGGCGTCCGGCAATCAAAAGGCATGGCGTGCGAGTCGTGCAAGCAGGGCGGCAAACCGCTTCAAGTCCATCACCTGTTCTACGACCCCGATCGGGAGCCGTGGGACTATCAAATCGACGAGGTTGTCCTTCTTTGCTCGACATGCCACGAGCAGTTGCACGGAGAGCTTGCCAGGTTTCGCCGGTATGTTTTTCGGAAGCTCACGCCGGCGGCATTCCGAGTGGTCAACGGTGCATTGGCCGCAGGGTTGGATGCTCACGACCCGCTGAAATTCGCCTACGCGGTCGCGTCCATGGCCGCCTCCCCCGGGTCAGTCGAACGATTCGCCGCAGATTGGAAACCGGCCCAGCAAAAAGCCGAGAACCCCACCCCATGATTACCCAACCCGAACTCCCACTCGCCGGCGCGCAGCCCGAGCTCCGCGACTACGTGGCCTACGCTGAGGCCTGCTGGGCGTACAAGCGACGATTGACCCACGATGAGCCACTTGCACCCTCCCACCTCGATCGACGCCTCTGTGAGGCGATTGCGCGCCAATGCCACATCGAGTTCGAACGAGGGGTCATGCGCAGAGTCATGGGCAGCCTGAGGAAATGAACCCGATCACCATCGACGACGAGATCCGCTGCGCCCGCGAGGAGCTGGCCATCAGCAAGAAGGTCTACCCGAAGTGGCTGCAGGAACGCAAAGCCGGGTGGGACGCAGACAAGGTCCGCTACAAGCTCGCTTGCAAGGAGGCCATCCTTGAGCGACTCCAGAAGGCCAAGGGCCTGCAAGAACTCGGCGATCAATTCGCCCTCAATTTCCCAACGGGAAAGCCACAGACACCAACACCACAACCAAAGGCAGAATGAAACGCATCATCACCACCATCAGCATCGGCGCCGCGTGCGCTGGCCTCATCGGCTGCGCATCGGTCAACCAGAACCTGCGCACCGAGCTCACCCACCCCGACGGGACCAAGGAGGTTCGGGAAACGCGCAACCGCACGCTCGCATTTTGGGACGCACGCCAGACCATCGAGAAGCTGAAGGCCTCGAACGGTCGGACCCAGGCCGTCGGCATCACCGGCGAGGACAGCAACACGTCCAGCACCAACACGCTGGCTTTGCTGCAGGCCATTGCCCGCATCGTCGAGGGGGTCAAGTGAGTCAGGCCGTCCAGCACTACGAGCAGTGGCGCGAGTATGCCATGACCCAGGGGACGCAGGAGTCCCGGGACCTGTTGGTGCAAGAGGAAATGCACGCGGCGACCGTGGCCCGGGGCATCCTCGACCGAGTCTGCGCGGACCACGACCGACACCTGGCAGAGACGCAGCTGGCGATCGTCCAGCTCCTCCACATCCATCGCGACGCTACCATCGCCGCGTTCCTGACGGAGAAGGCCAGGGTGGCCCCACCCCCGCCGCCAAGCCTCATCCACGTGCCGCAATGACCAAAACCGGCCACGCGCGTCCGATACCGTTAAAGGAATCTTTTTGCCTAGTTCTCCGAGCTGGGGCCGAAGGACGACCGACGCTTGCGAATGCCTGATAATCAACGGGTTGGGGATTACCGGCGGCAAGCCCGCCCAGTTGGCACGGAAACCACATGAGCCAAAAGAAGGCCGACCCACGCGACCCGCGGCGCTGGACAGCGCAGACTGCGGCCGAGGAATTCGGATGGCCGCTGGAGACGCTGCGCCGGAAGCTCCGCGAGCGCGGGCACCGGCTGCAGCGGCACGCGCGCTACACGACCCGCGAGATCACCGACGCGCTGTTCGGGAACCTCGAGGTCGAGAAGATCCGATTGACGAAGGCAGACGCCGACGTCCGTGAGATGGAGCGCGCGGAGAAGCAGGGGCTTTTGGTTCCGATGGAGCTCGCGGAGAAACGCCTTGCGGAGACGCTGGCGCCGTTCCGGTCCAACCTGCTCGCGATGCCAGACTCAGTCGCCCCGCAGTGCGTCGATCCGGAGTCAGCCAGGAGGGCGATCAAGGCGGAGGTCATCCGACTCCTCGAGCAGGTATCCAACCGCAGCCAGTGACCGACCACAAAGACAAGGAGGAACGGCTCCGGCGATTCGTCGCGGACATCCTGCGCCCGCCGCCGGACATCTCGCCGGCGGACTGGGCGACGCGCTACCTCGTCATCCCGCCACCGCAGACCGAGCGGCCGGGGCTGCTGTCCCTGTCCGGGTGCGAGTTCGCCAGGGACGTGATCGACGACTTCGGGAACGACGCGATCAACGACTCGGTGTCGTGCTTCGGGTCGCAGGTCGGGAAGACTACGATCGTGATGGCCGGCGTGGCTTACGTGGTCGCCAACGACCCGGCAACGATTCTCTGGGTGATGCCGGGCGCAGACCTCGCGCGGTCGTTCTCCGAGACGCGATGGATTCCGGTGGTGAAGGCGACGGAGCCACTGGCCGTCATGGTCCCCACTGGGAATCGGCGGCACTCGTTCAAGAAAATGCAGCAGCAGATCGGCGGGGCACAGATCAACTTTGTCGGCTCGAACTCCCCGGCCAACCTGGCGAGCCGGCCGGCGCGGGTCCTCATCATGGACGAGGTCGACAAGTTCAACTCTGGCGGCGGGTCGGAGGCCGACGCGCTCAACCTGGCGGAGCAAAGGTCGAAGAAGTCGAACCGGGCCAAGCGGTTCAAGTTGTCCACGCCGACCCTGACCAGCGGGATGATCTGGCAGGAGTTCCTCAAGGGCGACCAGCAACGGTACTTCGTCCCCTGCCCTGGCTGCTCGAGGATGGTGGTGCTGGCCTGGTCGAAGAACTACAACGTTTTCCCCAAGACGGGCGACGAGGCATATTGCAAGTGGTCGCCTGAAGCCAAGCGGCGGGATGGGTCGTGGGACCTCGAGCTGGTCGAGGACTCGGCGCACCATGAGTGTCCCCACTGCCAGTTCAGGATCGGGGATCAGCACAAGCTGCAGATGATCGCCGGTGGCAAGTGGCGGCCGACGGCCTCGGCGGCCCGCGGGTTTGTGTCGCGCCACCTGCCGTCGCTCTACTCAATCAGCCGCGAGAACTCGATCGGACGGCTGGCGGTCAAGTTCCTGCAGGCCAAGTCGTCCTTGCTCGGGTTGCAGGGGTTCATCAACGGAGATCTGGCCGAGCCCTACCAGTCCCAGGACACGCTCCAGGAACGTGTCGAGCTCATCACGTCGGCGGCAGACATCCAGCCTGATGGGCAGCGCATAATGACGGTGGATTGCCAGGCGAAGAGCCCGCGGTTCTGGTTCGTGGTGCGTTCGTGGTCAAAGACGCAGACGGTGGCGCTGGCTGCCGGCAACTGCGACACGTGGGAGGAGCTGCGCGAGCTGCAGCTGAAGCACGGGGTGATCAACGATGGGGTCATCATCGACTCCGGGTTCGGTGCGCGCTCGGACGCGGACGTTTACCGGAACTGCGCACATCACACCGAGACATTAGAGGGCGGGCTGCTCGCCGGATGGATGCCGGCAAAGGGATTTGCTGGGCGAAAGAGCTGGCGGTTCTCGGGCATCGTGATGCCGTTACATTTGGCGATGATCGACCCATTTGTCGGCACGGTTGACGCGGGCAACTACAGGATGGGACTGCTTGAATTTGGTGGGGATTTTTTCAAGGACATACTCGAGCGGCTGCGCAAGGGGGAGGCAATGCCGCGGTGGAGCGCATCGGAGGAGGCGGCGTCTGACACCTACTGGCACCACCTCGACGCCGAGGTCAAGGCGGCCGAATACAACCGGACGCGCGGCGGGGTGACGTATCAGTGGCGCCCAAGGTCGCGGCACTGGCCGAACCATCTCCTGGACTGCGAGGTCATGCAGTTGGCAGCGGCTGCATTTTTCAAGTTCCTCGACATCGACGCGCACATGCAGCCGGCCAGGGCCACGGAAGGCGACGCGGAAGGGACTCATGGATGACGAGCAACTCTTGACCGCCAAGGAGCTGGCGGCCCGACTTCGAAAGCACGTTTCCTACGTTTACGCGATGCGCCGAGAGGGGTTTCGAATGCCCGGCCGGGTCGCGACAATCCGCGCCGCGCTGGTGTGGTTGGCGAGGCACAGCGGGCCGAGAGCGCGTAGGCGCGGCGGATCCTGAGTCGGTGGCGATCGGTGTCAACGAGTCTATCAAAGCTGCTTTGAAATACTCGGTCTTCATGTCAACGAGTCTTTAACTTCTGAGGTTAAAGACTCGGCCGGCGTAAACCCGCAAGTCCGCCCCCTGTTTGCGGAATTTCCCACGTGCGCACGAAAAGGCGCGAAAAGGCACACTTGCGCACACTTTGAGCCGTGGAGATCTGGGTTGCGGCGTGCGTGAAATAGGGCGTGCTACTGACTGCACGCCAAAAACGGGCGCAGCTTCGATCGATCTGGGCTTCTGCCCAGTCGTCTGCAATCACGCTCGCGGCGGCTCTTGCGGCGTTTCGGGAGGAAAAGGTGTCACTTGTCGCAGGCGGCTCGATCATGGGCACGTCAGCCAACGGTCACGCGGTCCAGTATTCGACTTCCGGACCATCCGCCGGCGACCTGGTCGAATTCGCCGGGGAGGCTGAGGATCTCTACGACACCGCGACGGCTGCCCTTGTGGCATCAGGCACAGCCAGTCCGACCGACTCGCAGATCTACACGGAGATGATGGATCGGCTCCAGCCCGTCTCCGAGTATTCGTCCGACTTCACCCTCTTGCGGTCTACCAGATGAAGATTCTTCGGAACATCATCTCGGCGATCGCCTACATCTTCTTGGGGAGGTACGAAGCCGCGACGTATTCGCCGACCCGCTCACGCATCAACTCACCATACCAGGGCGCCCGCTTTGACATCTCGGGATCGACCCGTTCGGAGCTTGCGCGGAAGGCCCGATACTTCGAGCAGAACAACGGGATCGTCAATCGGATGGTCGACCTGTTCGAATGCTACGTGGTTGGTCCGCAGTTGCAGGTGATGCCGACGAGCTCGGATCCGCAGTGGAACGCCAAGGCCAAACTCTCGATCGACCAGTTCGCACGCTACTGCGACCTGACCAGCCTTTCCGGCCTGTCGACCTGTTTCTCGCTCGTCGCGAGGACATGGTTCATCGATGGGGAGGTGTTCATCCTCCTGACCAGCGGCTCCGGTAACCGGCCACGAATCCAGATCATCGAGGGACACCGAGTTGCCACGCCTCCGGCCATTGCGGATCAGGAAGGACGGACGGTGGTCGACGGGGTGAAGATCGACGCCAACGGGCGCCCGGTCGGCTACTACATCGGGCAGGAGATGCCTGACGGTCGGATTGCATTCGGGGAAGCCACCCCGGCTGAGTCCGTGATTCACGTTTTCGAGCCGTCCCGGCCCGGTCAATACCGCGGCATCACGATGCTGTATCCGGTGCTGAACGAGCTGCACGATCTCGACGATCTGCACATCCTCGAGATGACCGCCGCGAAGGACGCAGCCGCGATCACCAACGTGGTCAAGAATCAGACTGGAGAGATGGATCCGGCCAAGCTCCTGCGCCAGCGATTCACCCAGGGCCAGACCACGAACACCGGCGCGGCAACCAGCGTTCCCAAGTCGGACTATTACCAGGAGGTTCTCGGGTCGCGGACTGTGGTCCTCAGCCGCGGCGACGACGTGCAACAGTTCCGCAGCGATCGGCCATCCGTCGTCACGGTCGACTACTGGCGCTACAAGACCGAGCTGGTCTGCGCCGGAGTCGGGATCCCTTACGTCATCGTGTTCCCCGACTCGATGCAGGGGACCGTTTACCGTGGGGCGTTGGACATGGCCAACTCGTTTTTCAAGGCGCGCCATGGCGTGATCG